CGTTTCGCATCCCACTTCTGGCCGGTGTTGTAATGAATCCCGGCGATCTTGCATGCTTCGGTGATCGAGATACCAGCAGCGCGAGCTTCCCAAAAACGAATTTTATCTTCGTTCGGAACGAACCGTCTGCCTGAGTTTTGGTTACCTGTCATGGTGTTCCCATTGTAAAGTGAAACGCCCGCCCCATGCTTGGCATCGGACGGGCGTTTCGGTGTGGGGGAAAGTGACGTGCCGGAGAAGAACAACAGCCCGTCAAGATCAGAATAGCACCTTGCACACCGAAACACAAGGTGGTAGATTGAAACCGTAGCGGGAAGCAAGGAACAGAGATGAGCGCAGAAGCATCAAGCTTCGTATGGCGATACTCGCCGTACACCGGAACCAAATTTGCGATCCACCTCGCCATCGGTGACGTAGTGAACGACACCAACGACAACCTGTTCTGGATGGCCACCCGAACCCTCGCCCAGAAAACCCGGTCGAACCGGCGAACCGTCCAACGAGTCATCGACGAAATGGTGACGGACGGATATCTAGAAGCTGTCAAAGCCGCCACCCAACACCGCCCAGCCGTCTATCGGTTTATCCACAAGACCGGCCCGATGGTGTGGGGTGACGAACCCAGAGGCGACATTTCGTCCCTCAGGGGCGACATTTCGTCCCCCAGAGGCGGTCATAGACCGCCCGAACTAAATATAACTAAACATGAACCCAAACCTTCTTCATCATCTGACGATGATGGATTCAACAAGTTCTGGGCCGAATACCCCCGGAAGGTAGGAAAAGGCACCGCTCGGAGAGCATGGAAAACCGCGATCAAAAAAACTGATCTGGACACCATCCTCGAAGCCACCCTCACCTACCGGCTCAGCTGCTCCAAAGAAACCCAATACGTTGCGCACCCGGCAACATGGTTGAACGGTGAACGATGGGCCGACAACCAAGAATCGTTGCACACTACAACTAAACCTGAACCCCCGGTTTGGGTACCGTGCGGTTCTTGTCAGAACGGGTGGATTGAAACAGACGACAACCGGCTAGCCCCCTGCCCCTGCACCAAAGGAGTGTTATGAAAGCAACAATTCTTGTTGGCGATGTGCTGACCCGCATCAAAGAAATCCCCGATAACAGCATCCAATGTTGTGTTACCAGCCCCCCGTATTGGGGACTTCGAGACTACGGAACCGCCACATGGTTGGATGGCGACGCTGAGTGCGATCATCTGGGTAAACCAATGGCAACAAAAGCAAACATCAACCGTAATTGCGGAACCGGCAACGACATAAAAAACGCTTCCGCGCGTGAGTTCTTCAAGGACGTATGCGGAAAATGTGGAGCAAAACGTATGGATTTGCAGTTGGGTTTGGAACCGACACCGGAAGCGTACGTTGAGAACATGGTGGCTGTGTTCCGTGAAGTGCGCCGCATCTTGAAAGATGACGGGGTGCTATGGCTGAACCTCGGAGACTCGTATTCGGGAAGCGGCAAAGGAGCTTACGGAGACGGCGTGGTTCGACTGTCTGACAAATCCCCCAAACAAGCAACCTCGCGGGGTACGACCGAGGGTGTATTCGTGAAACAGGACGCTGGCCTGAAACCGAAAGACCTTGTTGGTATCCCGTGGCGTGTCGCGTTTGCACTCCAAGCAGATGGCTGGTGGCTACGCCAAGACATCATCTGGCACAAACCCAATCCCATGCCGGAATCCGTCACCGACCGATGCACCAAAGCACACGAATATTTGTTCATGCTCACCAAATCGGCTCGGTACTATTTTGATAACGAAGCAATAAAAGAACCCGTCAAGCAAGATTGGGGAACTCGCAATCGTGAAAACGGCAAATACCACAATGACGGCACAGGACTCACGCCTCATTCAGGGCTAGAAAAATCTTACAGCACGGCTAATAAACGATCGGTTTGGTCAATTACCACCAAACCATTCCGAGGCGCACACTTCGCAGTCATGCCCGAAGCCCTTTGCGAACCCCCCATCCTCGCCACCAGCCAACCCGACGACCTCGTATTCGACCCATTCACCGGATCAGGAACCGTCGCCACCGTCGCCCTCCGACACCGACGCAACTACATCGGCATCGAACTCAACCCCGAATACACCCAAATCGCATACGACCGCATCAGCCAAGACCAACCAATGCTCAACGAAGTAGAAACCCCATGAACCCCAGAACCGACACCCTCCACAAAGCCGAACAACTCATCAACGGCGACCGCAACAACCAATACGGCCCACCCACCCAAGACTTCACCCGCACCGCCCAACTCTGGGCCGCATACCTCGAACACCCCATCCACCCCCACGACGTAGCCGCCCTCATGTGCCTGTTGAAACTCTCCCGAATCGCATGGCAACCCGAAAAACACGACTCATGGATCGACCTCGCCGGATACGCCGCCTGCGGCTACGAAACCACCCTAAACTCCTGACATGAGCTGGAACGAACAAGACGCAACCATCATCGAACTACAAACCGCACTCATGCGCTACCAAACAATCATCGACGAACTCAAAGACGAAAACGACGACCTCATCGACCAGTTAGCCGACAACGACGAACGCATCTACGAACTCGAATCCCACCCCTACCGCTACCATCGGCTAGCCGCCACCCTCGGAATCATCACCCTCATCCAAACCATCAACCTGTTGATCTGCCTCCTATGAAATGGGCCGGAGACAACATCATCGATCACATGCTCGACACCATCCGCGACTGGAAAACCCAATCCCAACAATGGGAACAAACCGCCAAACAACTAGCCGACAGCCTCAAAACAGAACCCTGCACCCCCAAACAACAAGAAGCCCTCACCAACTACACCCGGCAAACCCGCCGCAAATACCGAAACAAAAAATAGGCCAAACGGCCCACTCGAAACCAAGCTCCCAACTGCTACAATCGATACCACAACCGATCAAAACTTCGGACAGCGTACCCTCGTTGCACAGGGCGGGCTTCACACACGGAAACGTGGGTAGACCCCCCATGCCCCAGACGGCCCAAACCAACGGCACACAGGCAATAAGCGGGGGAGCAGGCAAGCGCAAGCACCAACAACAAACTCGACATGAGCCGTGTCACAAAACAAAGGCCGGGAATCCGACAGAGGCAACCGGATGGGTGGCCTAAACACTCTTTATCTTCCCCCCCTACGGTGCGACACCCCACACGCACGCAACACACCAAACAAAACCACACACACCAATAACAAGTAATATCTACCTCCCCGGCGTGGGTGGCTCGGCACACCCCCAGTTCGCCGTGCTACGGACTCGATTGCAGGGTGCAATAGTTGCATAGTGCAAGCGAGCTGACATAATGGATGTTATGGGCGGCCTTCCTACCCCCTAAACCCCCCGGATTGCGGCAACCGAACCCCCGCTACCGCCGTCGATCTCGTCGCCGATCTCGTCGCCGGTGCCGACCGATCAGGGTTCCGGGCGCGGGGATGTCGGCGGTATCGCGCCTATCGGTTTCGGTGATAGGTGGGTATCTCAAAGAATGTTGGCGGTTGGTGATTGACATAGTTCCGGGTGTCGGGTAGTTTCGGGGTGTCGTCGGTCGTGGGGATCGGCGCGGGAGAGAAGGGTAGGGTGTGATGGTTCGTATCAGTCAGAACCGCGAGCAACGGCGCGACGCGTTGCGTATGGTGAACTATGGTGCCGACCCGTGGGAGACAGTCTTGCGTTCGTTCGTGTGGCGTTCGTGGGCTGCGTACGATGACTCGCCGACGGCGGAGCAATGGCGTGAGATCGGCAGGATCAATGGGGTGGTCGTCCGATAACGGGTGGCACGGTGACCCTGCCCGTTGGGGCTTGCGAGGTTCGATACCTCGGCAGGGTGCTAGGTGGTCTCCCGGCCTACAACGGGGAGAGAATGGGAGCTAAGTCATGAGTGTCGCGGATTATTCCCGCGCGTATGAGATCGCGCGCGAGCATGGGGACGCGCTTGTCGTGTTCGAAGAATGGATGGATGAGTTAGGCGATGTTTCGCGCGGTGACCTTGCCGACTGGGACGACGACGACGACCGCCGGGAGATCGTGCGGGCGGCTCTTGCGTGGATGATCGATCATGGCGCGGATGATCTCACGTGGCAGGCGTTCGTGGATCATGCGCTAGACATCGAGATCACTGGCACGTTTAGCGAGGGTGAATGGTCGGTGTCGGATGTTGCGCTGCTTGTGTCGTATGGCGGGCCGAACGTCCGGTATCGGGTGCATGGTCTCGGTACTGTCCGTGTGTCGGTCGCGTGGGGTTCGGATGTTTCGGAATACGTGGTTGATTCTGGCCTTGCCGACTACCTGAATGACCTTGCCGACGATCTTGTAGCGGGTGCGCGATGACCGCGCGGCGTGAATGGCAGGCGGGCGGTGTGTCGTGGCGCGTAAACGGCGAGGGCGCGCTAGTAGCTACGTGGTGGCCGAACGATGCCTACCTTGTAACGCGTACGTTCTACGGTTACACCCGGCGCGAGGCGACGCGGTTGGTGGCGGATCTTCGGCGGGGCGGTGTCGCATGATCGGCGCGGACTGTTTCGATGAGTTCCTAGCACCGTGCCGGACGGTTACGGGTTGGTCGGTGTCGGCGGTTCTACTGATCGGCGGGTGTGCGATCGTGGCAGTTCTCGCGATCGTGCGGGCGGTTCGGCGGCATAGGTAGCGGTGAGTGTGGCCGGTGGCGGTTCACCCGGTTCGATTCCGGGCCACACGCGAGGGTTCCCGACCCCTACAAGATCGGGAGAATAGGAAACATGAAATGGAAACGATGAGAGAAACGGATACGCTTGCCGTATTCGGCGGGCCAATCCCGGTGAAACAAGCGGTCGGCATTATCGGCGCGGTAGCGTCAATCGCTAGCAAGGATAACACACGCGGGATTCACACGGGCGTTCACGTAGAACGCGATACGGACGGCGGGGTTATTCTGACCGCTACGGACGCGTACCGGTTGCTATCGGTGACCGTGCCGGGTGTGGCAGGCTCTACGTTTGATCCGTTCACGTTGCACGGCAAAGAACTAGTTGCAACGGCAAAGAATGTCGGCAAGGGTAAGCACGCGCTTATGTTGTCGGCTAACGGGTCGGATTACGTTCACGTATTCGGGCATAGCGGGCATGAGTCTGAAAGCTACGGTTCTGTTCCGGTGTATGCGGGAACCTTCTCGAACTATCGCGGGCTATTCGACAGTGCAGAAACTAATCCGGTGTGGCCGGACTCAACCGAAACAGTACGGGTGAACCCGGAACTATTTAGCGGTCTGTTTGACGCGTGCGCGACGATTAGCGGCTATTCGGATCGGCCTAAGGGCGCGCCGATGCCGTCGGTGGACATCGTGAGAATGTCGGCTAGCAAGGTGACGGTTATTAGCGGGTCTGCCGCTAACGGTGTCACGTATCGCGGGTTGATTATGCCGCTACGTAAGTAGTCGGTTGCCGTGGCCCCGGTTCGGCGGGCAGGCGGGTTCGATTCCCGGCCACGGACTACCGGACATCCGTCCGGCGTAGACAAGGGAGAGTCAGAATGAGAACGTATCAGAACACGTGCGAGAGTTGCGGCGCAACGATAGCGGCGATGACAGAGGCGGAACCGGGGACGGCGTTATGTTTCCCGTGTGCCAACGGATCACTCGCGGAACCGAACCTAGTGTTTGTCGGGTTGGATACTGAAACGATCGATGACGCGTTGCAAGGGGTCGTGCTTGATCTCGACGCGTTCGGGTTCGTCCCGGACGGCGACGACTATTTCGACGATTCGCGGATCGTTGATTACGCGTCGCACCACGGTGTCCCGGTGGCCGATCTATGGGCGGCGTATGAGTGGCGGGCCTTGCTTGCACGTACCGGGATTCTCGCCGACGTGGAAAGCTACATTGAGAACGCGCACGCCGACGCGTACGCGATTCACGCGACACTCGACTAATGCGCCGCCGATTGCGGCGGGTTCCGATCGTGGGGCGGGTTATCCGATACGGATGGCCCGCCCCGCCGCTATTACCGCTACGCGTGCATTACCTTGTTCGACACCCGCGGTTAGCGGTCTGGTGGCGCGACCCGCACCGCCGGTATTCCCTAGCCGGTGACCCGCGGTCGGATTGGACACCGGATCGGGCGCGCGCCTATCGGTTCTCCACCGCCGAACAAGCTCGCGCGATTCTTGCCGATCACGGTATCGACGGCGTGATCGTCGCCGATCATCCCCCCTAACGGCAATCTACGTTGCCATGAGAACGCTGCTAGCATGCCCGCCCTACCTATGGGGCGGGCTTATTTCGTCATGACGAAATAGCAACCTTGATCGCTACCGGCGGTCGGCCTGCTTGTGCTCGTCGCCTATCCTCGTCGGCATCGACGGCGGCGGTAATGACCGCTAGCAGCTCCCGCAACCCGTCGCGCCATTCGTCGGTGAACGGGATCAGCCTGCCATCGAGGTCTGGCGGGTCGTTCTCGCGCTCAATCCCGCCACTCTCGCGCTCAATCCCGTTACCCGTCGCGGTCTCGCGCGCAATCCCACTTGACTGTCGTGTGTTGCGGGCGATCCTGACGCGGGGTCGGAGTCCGTCGCGTTGGTTGGGTGTGAGTCCTCCGAAGATGCCGTATGCGTCTTGGTCTGCGGGGAAGCTGAGTGCGTAGCGTAGGCATTCTTGTTTGACGGGGCAAGGTGGGGTTGTTTCTCTGCCGATGGGTTTCCCTTTGGGGTCGAGGGTGTCGTATGTGCCGCCGTTGCAGTAGTGGAGTGCGGTTTTGGTGGTGGCTGAGTCGCCTTTTTCTGCGAAGAATAGGTCGGTGGCTAGTCCTCGGCAGGCTGCTTCGAGGTGCCATGTTTTGTTGGTTATTTGCGGCGTGTTATCCATAGTGTCCATACGATTCCGAGGGTGTAGAGGATGACAGCGGTGGTTACGATCGCGTCAGTCACGGTCTAGTTCTTTGTCAAAGGCGTGCCATGCGGCTAGCCATGCCGGGTTTGTTGGTGGTTGGTTGCCGCGTAGTTCGTCGATCTGTTCTTCGGCTGCACCGACGAGACGGCTGGCGAGGTTGAGGATGCGGGTGATGTCGGCTCGTAGGGCTTCAATCTCGTCAGCGGCTTGGGCGAACATTTCATAGTCACACCCTTTTGCTAGATTGCCGTACTCCCACTCTTGCCGTAGTCGGGTCACGATGTCGTCAACCGTTTTGTCCTTACCGAGATTGACGTTCATATTTACTGAAATCTCGTCACTCATCGCGCTTCCATTTCGTTTGTGATGTTGAACTGAACTGGCCGTCAATGACCATCCCAACGGGGTGGAGGAATGAACCAAGACGCGCAATCTCTGCCCGTAGCCGTTCGATCTCGTCGGCGGCGGCAAGTACTGCTCGCCCGTACACCGACTCATCGGGGAATGTCCCGTAGTACATGAGTTCACGGAGCAGGGTCACAATGTCGTCACTCACGGCTGGTTCTCCGCGAGCATCATCATCAGAAACCGCAAATCAATCTCCGCGTTCTCAATCTCGACACGCAGTAAACGGATGAGTTCTTCGGCCTCATCCATCATCTCAAACAAGGTTGGTTGCTTCGGAAGATTCGATGCGTCTTTGCCGAAAAACATTCTCGGATAGTTCCCCACTAGATTTCCTTTCAGGTTCGCCACGGCGACCAGCCGTCACGGTTACGGTATGCGCTGTACGTCCAAATGTAAAGAGCTGCCCGTAGGTTTGTTTCCGGGTTATAGAGTTCTTCGCAGGTGGTGAGTACGCCTTGATCTTGTAGCCAGCCGTTAGCGGTGTAGCGGGTGGGTTTGCACCAGAAGTGGTTGATTTGGGTGAGGCCGGTTGAACCGCCGTTGGGGTCGCTTCCGTTCAACGCATCGGGTTGGCATCGGGATTCACGGAACATGATCTTGGACAATCGTTCCCATTGTTCGACCGGCCAGCCAACCCGGATGGCGGTGTCATACCATTCGGCACACGGAGTGTCCGGCGGAGTGGTTGGTGGGGTGGTGACTGTCTGCTGATAGTCGGCTCGGAGAGGCACGTATACGGTCGCAGGAGGCTCGCTGACGTGGGCGGTGGTGTCTTGTACCACCCGATCCGTAGCGGGCGGCTGAGCATATGTGTCGATACAGCCTGCGAGAAGCAGGCAAGCAATAAAGCGTTTCATAGTGGCCTTTCGGTCAGTAGCCAGCGGCTTTCAGCAGGGCTACAAGTTGGGCGAGGGACAAGATCGCATACTGCTCAGCGGGATCACCGTAGCCGCGTCGTTTCGCAACCAGAATCCCGATATCGGCAGCAGCGTTCTTACGTTCTTCCTCGGTTTCACTCAACCATTCTGAGATGGCGAGCGTCTTATGGTTCTTACATTCCCATACCAGCGGGCCTGTCCCGGTGATGTCACCCTTATCGAACGTGCCGTGTAACGCACGTCGTTCGGCGTACGGGAAGCCGTGTTCTTTCAGCCAGCCGACGATGGCTGTCTCAAAGCTCGTTCCCTTCTGACGTTGTTTGCTCACGTGGCTCCAAGCGTATTCGACGTAACCGTTGAGTGCGACACGAATGATCTGGTATCGCACTCAACAGTACGTGGGTAGTTATGGTCAGCCCGCATGATGGGCAATACCAGTTTACACGATGAGGGTTAGAACGCTTCTTCGTCATCGAATGTGGAACCGGGAAATGCCTGCTTGACAGCATCGTTAGTGTCGGTGCGTCGATACTTGACAGATACGGCGATCTCGTCTGCGACAAGCTGAACGCTGCGTCCTTTCGTGCCGTCCTTCTTGTCGTAGTCCTCGACTTGGAAGCGTCCGACGACGATCAGCCGGTCACCTTTGCTGATGTGTTCGGCTACTGCTTCGGCCTGCTTGTCGAATACGACTACATCGTACCAAGAGGTTTTCTTCTGTTCGTCTTTGCCGCGTGTGTCTGCGAGTGAGAACTTCAATACGGCAAGTCCTGCGCTGGTGTAACGCAGTCCGTCGGGTTGCCGTCCGACGTTACCCATGACAACTGTGTGGTTCATTGTGATTCTCCTTTGAGTTTCAGGAAGTTGAATGATTTGCGAAGAACGCCCATGTGTTCGCTGGTGAGTGGTTCACGTAGGTTGATGCCAGCGTGGTCGGCTACCGCATCGTGATCCAAGTTGGCGGCGGCACACGCTGACAGGAACTTGTCGAGTTGTTCTTTGCTGATCGGTGTCGCGACAACGGTTTGAGTTTTGGCGACAACTTTGCGGGCCGGTGCGGAGGGTGTGGGTGCGGCACCCAAATCTTCCCATTCGGCTTTCGACCACAAGCTCAGGCTGATTCCGAAACGCATCGCAGCGTTACGCAGAAAGTCCGATGCGAGTTCCTTATACAAGTCAGGCTTGTTTGCTTGACAGGTGGCGACACCTAGCAGGGTTTTGCCGCAGACGGTGAGGGTTCCCCACATGGTTGCGACACCGTTCGCCACATGAACCTTCGGCATCCCGGTCGTTTCGTCCCACGCGACGGGCGACCATGACCACAACGGATCAACCTCGATGAGGATACGGGTGATGTCAGCGTGACCTACGAAATCAAGGGTGATGCCACCCTTCGGTAGTTTGCCGACAATCTTCGGGTCGGGTACTGCGTAGTCTTTCAAGACTTTCAGTAGTGCTTCTCTCTGTTCCATTACTTTTCCCCTTTGATACGTAGCACACGGAACGTGCTGATCTTCGTGAACTCATCGTACAAATCAGGATGAGCTTTCTGCAAACCCTTCCCATCGAACGACGACCTTTTCTGCTGCTTCCACGTGACAGCAACCTGCCCGTCAATCAGGCCGGTATCACCGTCACCGATCAACGTAGCGATCTTACCTTTCAAATCATCCTCGATCTCAGCGAGCTGTTTCTTCTGCTCCTGAACATCACGCAACTCACGCAACAACTGGGCATGGCTAGTGATATCCACCTGCTTGTCGGATGCTTCCGGGTACACCAACGCCACATCATCATACGAAGCAGGCCACTCGGGGTTCGGTGTTCCCAAGTTCACCCAGAACAGGAACTCTTGTACTGCGCCGAGATGGGCGTGACGTTCTTCTTCGGTGATCTGCTGCACAAACAACTGCAACTGCAACGTCGAATCAAAGATCGCCCACGTGATTTCGTGGATGTGCGGGCCGACACAGATCGCCTGCTGTACTCCTTGCCACCGCCAATACGGGGGTAGCACACCGTCCCATACACCGTTGAATGTTTTGACTTCAACGATCATTTGGGGGTTGCTGTTCTCGTAGCCATGTTCGTCTACGAAGTCGAGTGTGGCGATCATCGGATGATTCGTGTGATCCAGCCAGTACATATACGACGGTTGAACCAGTCGGACACCGAGCAGGTCGCTGGCCCATTGACCGATAATCGGTTCGAGCCGGTTGCCACGATCCATCGCAGCGGTCGTCTCCGTACGTTCCGGTTCGTCAGCGATCTTCTCTGCGAACAACTGGTGCATCGTTTTGAAACGGTGAACACCATGAACCGCTGCCGCATCCGACGCTGAGATAACCGGACGGCCTTCCGGGTCACGATGACGGATACGTAACCATTCGTCAGACCCATGCTGAGGTTTATAGATAAGGGACATCAAGCTTCCTCTCTCTGTTTGCTTTCCCACGGACGATACTAAGGGGGTGTGGCAGGGTTTGTCAATCCCTAAGTTCTGTATTCCAGTTGATCGGCATATATGTCGATAGGGAGTAGCAGGCCACAATGTTTTCCCACGGAATATGGTTCAGATCGGACACCACATCCGGGCTGTCAGCTGTGTTCATTACGGTTCCGGCGATGGTGAGATACCCGTCTTTGCAGTCCGGCACCACCCATCCGACAGTCAACGGCAAACACGGCTCCGGCTCATAATCCGACAGGTATGTCCAGCCGGGTTCTCCGGTGTGCGCATCACGCCATTGGACGATCACCATCGGCCACGTCGAGTCGCTGTCGTCGTACACTTCGGCGTTCGGGTTTCGTGGTGGCCCCGGTTTCTTCGCACGCTTCGCATCGTCGCCATGTTCGCTCGATGAACTCACCACAAACCTCGCACTCTGACCACTTGTTGCTCACACATACAGTCTACCTCGCCAGTAGGCACGCCCAGAGTGAATCGGAATCTGCTCATACCAGAACTCGCCGTCCCCCGGCTGGTAGGTGACAACGCCGACGCCAGATTGCCAGTCCTCCACTATCGGTAGCGGTCGCCCTTCCAAGTCGAGGCCGCCTTTCGTAGACGGAACGCTCCCATCACATCGCGCCAAAGTGCCGGGGCTAGCAGCCATAATCGTTTTCGGCCCATCGAAATCTTCGCGTGATCGTTCAGCCCATTCGCGTCGATGCACATGACCATAGATAACCGACGTTTTGCTGTTCGCCAAATATTTGTGAG